GTTTCAAGAGTCCATTCATCTTTTTCTTTGAATGAAATAATTTTAATTTGACTAAGAGGAGCAATAGGTTCTAAATCTCCCTTAATGTCTACCAATCCCCAATCTCCCAATAACTTTGAGATTGTGTTACGCCTTGCAATATCATTTTCTGATAAATTAGTTTCTTTGCCGTCCAATGCAAACAATTCTTTAAAGTGTACAATAAAGTATTTACCTTGTTTGTGTAGGATATGACAGGATTGATATAGTATTTTTTCTTTTCTTGAAGCAACGCCAATACGAGATAGAGTCTCTCGTACTTTTAAAAAATCGTCTGGTTCTTTCAGTACGACTTCAAGCATATGCTCCTGTTTCCAGTTAATGCTTTCCATTTCTTCCACCTTTATTCAAACTATCTTTGATAGCCTTTATCTGTTCATCATTAAGTATTTTAAGAGCAGACTTTGCCTTTTCATTATTATAACCATAATACTCTTTAACATACTCTAGATCGTCTATTTTACTCGCCTTCAGCCAAGGAGTAAATCTTTTCCTTGCTCTTAGACTATTTAGAAGAAAATCAAATTGAAGTTTATGGTCAAGGTGGCAGTTAACATTCATTTCATTAACAAGATGAATGGTGTCTAGAAATGGAGCCAGACATTTATTTACAATGTATGGGGGATATTTCTTTTCCCACATTTCATCTTCTGAATCCATCAGAGGTGTTTTATCTGTATTGATTTCTTTGAGGTAATCTTTTAAATCGTATGTCATTTTTTACCTCCAAATCTTGCGCTTAATAATTCATTTGCTGATGCAGACCATGTTTCTGTAAATGATGGTGTAAATGCAAATTCTCTTTCTGGCAAGTAAAAGTAATTGCCTGCAATGACTATTCGTTCTTCGTCAATAGTGCTTTTAGGAACACTATGAGTAGTATCTGATGTAAAAACTATCAGCTGCCCATCTTTAGGGTGTATACAAAAAGGTTTATTTTTAGAGTTTTTTTTCTTTTTGTCGTATTCAAACGCATTATCAAAAACTAACGGACTACTTCCTTTCGGTGTTTTTACACAATAGACAAAGCTCAGTGAACAGGGCAAATGAAAGTGTGGTATAGCATGTTCACCTTTACGATAAACAGCACCCCAGCAATCTAGCAATACATGTTTAAAGGGTTTCGTATCTTCATTTATTATTTCTGTGATTACATCAGTTAGCTTTACTATTAATTCATTTTCCTTATGAAACGACCAAGAAGTCATATCACATTTCAGATTTGTTTTATGATCTTGTAAATCGCCAGATGATTTAATCAGTTCTGCTATCTTGTCGTTTGGCACATTTTTTAAATTGTAAGTATCTAAAGAAGTTATTTCCCTAGTTGAAAGCTTAGTTCTAATCATTTAAACTTAACCTGACCCATCAACTCTGTCATGCAAGCAAGTAGATTGATTTCTTGGTCAGCAACAAAAGCAGCCTTGTATTGATAGTCAGCAATGATAACAACCGCATGAGGAATAGTACTAGCATCTAAGTGGTCATATAGACTATCGTAGATACTTCTATAAACACGCACAGCATCATTGTCTAAGCTCTGAACAATCCACTCACGAACCTTTGTAAACTCTTTGTTTTTAAGAGATGTCATCAGTTCATTAATATTTGATTCAGATAGATTTACCAGAACACCAGCATCAATCTTACCAGATACAGAGTATCGTTGTAGTTCATTCAACACTCTACGCCAGTCGGGGAAGAACTTATATACAAGTTCTGCAACAGGTTTAGGTTCAAACTCTACCTTTTCTTGAGTCAGAATTTCTTGCACTCTTGCAAAGAAATTGTTTGCAAGTTTAGGTTTCTGTTCGTTAGGAAGAAGAAATTCAATAACACTACAACGAGAATGTAGTGGTGGTATTAATCTGTCCTTGTAGTTACAAGTAAGAATGAATCCACAGTTCTTGTGAAATTCTTCCATGAAACCACGCAAAGCGGGTTGAGTAGATTGTGAATTTAGATAGTCTGCCTCATCTATAATGAGATACTTTCTTCCACCTTCAAGGGATACAGTAGAAGCAAAGTTCTTGATTTTTGTTCTCAGGACATCAATACCAGATTCTTCTGAACCGTTAATCATCATATAGGTCGCACCAATTTCTTCAAGCATTGCCTTTGCAACAGTAGTTTTACCTACGCCCGGCCCGCCTGATAATATTAGATTTGGTATATGTTTATCTTTAACAAACTCAGAAAATGTAGACTTTAATTCATCTGGTAAAACGCAATCACTTATTCTAGCTGGGCGGTATTTCTCCACCCATAAATATGTTTCCATTATGTAATATCCCTAACTTATGCTTTGTAAGTTGATTCGGGTTCAAGTGCAATCCAATATTCAACATCAGTATTGTTATTTTTGTAGTGACTAATATTCTTAGCTGAGATTTCTACATCATAAGTACCATCAAGAAGTTTCATGTTTTCTACTTTAAAGTAGAAGTTAAACTCTCCTTCACTGTCAGTATCAATATCAAGTGAATAGTTATTCGCAGTATCATTCTTCTTATCTTTTACAGTAAGAGATGAAACAGAACTATCTTTTTCCAAAACCATGTCAGGTGCGCCAATGGCTGCAGCTGCACGTTTTAGTTTAGACAAGTCATCATTGCTCATAGTAAACTTGACTTCATTAGAAGGCATAGTAATCATTTTAGTTGGAGTTGTAACAACAGAAGGGTCAGAATAAAAATACTTCATTTTAGTTGAAGGTTTAGTTTCTTCACTAATCATAACATAGCTGTCATCAAAATCTAAGATAGGACTTGAAAATAAAGACAGAGCGCCTAGAAATTCATTTAAGTCATAAATCGCGATTTGTTGGGGAAAGGTTTCTTCCACTTCAGCCTTGGCAATAATATTCTTCATTGCAGACATTGTTGTAATTGTATTTCCTTCCTTAATCACTAAATTTTGATTAATGGTTGAAAAGTTCTTCAACACAGAAGTTGTATGGTTACTTAATTTCATTATTTAAATTCTCCTAGAATTTTCACGTTTAATGTAAGATACATTATAACACAAAGAAGTCTTTGTGTCAATATAAAAAGTTGATAAATCATTTAGGTAGATCGCCCATGATTTTACGAACTGATTTTTTTCTTTGGTCACTAACATTGCATTCCATATCATTGACATGTAGGGCGATAATTCCATAATGAATTACCTTCAATAAATCTGCTCTGTTCTTACCGTTCTTTTTTCCATAGCGTTGTGCATACTTGAGTATGTTGCCGATACAGAAACCTTCACCATGACCACCATCAATGATGAATTCTGTAGCTTGGAACTTATCCTTACTATAGTGTGCATCATAAGTAGAGTCAATGTACTGTTTCAGTTCATCTAAAACAGCAAGTTCATTATATTTGTAATCAATCATTTAATAACCTTCTTCTTTTTATCTACATTAAGATTAGCAGATAAAGTTCTGCGTTCGCCTTCTCCAAAAAATGGATTGACAGAATGTCTTAACCATGATGGAAATATCAACATAGTTCCAACTTCTGGTTTGACATATTCTTCTGTCACTGGCCGTAACATATTTGCATCACGCATACCATGAGCACCCCAACAGAAATATGTAAATCCATCGAAACAACCACTTGCACCATTTAATCCTTTACAAAAATAATCTTCAGCGGGATTGGGGAGTGCTGCAATTTGTTCTGGTACTTTTAGATATAGAATACAAGATAGTCCTATTTCTGTTTCAGTGCCATGATCGTGTAAAGGGTTGTAATCTCCCGCATAACTATGGACTGTCCACATACTACTTATTCTTGTTTTGTATTCTTCATCATCTTTTAGTTTTGTCCAATGACTATTACCATCCAAAGCATTTTGTAAATACGCATTACCCAGATTTTCAATTAAACCACCTAACATCTGACCAACACTTTCATCTTTATGGTCAAACTCTAATTGTTTTGATTTATCGGTGCGATTGATTTGTCCAACTAAAGAATTAGATAAATCTTTATCATTAGGAATTAATGTATCATCAACAAAACCATTGATGTCACCAATTACATTTTCTGGAAGTTCAACCTTCATCATATGAAAAGCATTTCGTGGTCGCATTACAATTTGCATGGAAGCAGGATTTGACGCAGATGTGCCAACAGCTGGTTTTGCATGAGGATTAAACATGTTATCTTTTGGAAGTTTGTCTAGTGTGCCATCTTTTTCGTGTTGTTCAAATACATCGCGATGTCGTTGAGCAAAGTTTTTTCTATATCGTTTGGTTTTGGCTTGAAACAAGATTTCGTCTTCATCACACATATCTGGAAATGCATTTTTTACATTTTTAATATCATTTTCAGTTGGTTCAATAGTTTCCCATTCTTCTGGAGAGCAGGGAGGTATCTCATATTTTCTATCTTTTGATGGTTCTGCGACTACACCGTCTTTTAATTCGCCAGTTTCTAAGTCATGAACTTTTAGTCCCATAATATAATTCTCTTTTTTAAATGTTGTTACTACTATAGTAACACAAGAATGGGGCTGTTGTCAACCCCATTCTTGATTTTTTACTTTATCTTAATAAGTCTTGGTTTCTTTTCCTCTGGAACAATTTGTTCCAAAGTAACTGTCAAAAGACCATTTTCTATTAGAGCTTCATTCACCACAATATCATCAGCAAGTGTAAACTTACGATTAAACTTTCTGTAAGATATGCCATGATGAAGTAACCCATCTGTAACTTCCGAATTTGCTTCAGTTTCTTTTACAGAACGAATAGTAAGTATTCCATCAGCGATTTCAACTTCGACATCATCTTTACCGAAACCGGCGATTGCCATTTCGATAACATGAGTAAAGTCATCTGTTTTACGAATGTTATAGGGTGGATATCCTGTAGACTTTTGTTGGGTATACTCGTTGCTGTTTAGACGATTGAGTTGCCTTTCAAAACCTACGGCATATGGATTGAGTTGATTGATACTCTCAAGTAGACTCATAGTAATATTTTTGCTTGTAGTAACCATAATAGTTATCTCCTTTTTAATTTAAGCAAGATTTATGTGTGTGACCCTTGCGGCATCACAACTATATTTATAACGATTGTAACATTACATTACAACCGAATAAACATTTTTTTAGAACAAAGTTTCTAAATCACTATTTTCTTCATCATCAGTTGATTCTTCTAATGGATTTATACCCGCATCAATTTTGCTATACAAATCCATGAATGAATCTTTTGTGTCTTCATCAAAGCGAGCAACACAAAGTTCAATTGATTTAGATTTATCACCAAAGATTGCATATGCTTTTGCAATATGGTCAAGTCGGCGAGTTGAAATAACTTCATCAATACCACCATCATAAAAAGTCTTTCTGATAACCTCAGCCCAAGTGACTAAGTTATCTGCGAAATTTTCATCAACTGAACCATATTTTTTCATAGAACCCATGATGATTTTTTTCTCAATCGCGGCACTAGCGTATGGTTGTTCAATAGTGATTGCAAATCTTTCAAGAAATGCTTCGTTTAGAATGTTAGTTCCAATAAAGCGTCCATCTTCAGAACCTTTACCTTTAGTGTTGGCAGTTGCCATCACATTGAAACCATCTTTAGGAGTGACCCACTTGTTAACTTTTTTCAAGTAAACACCTTTACCTTCAAGAACCGGCTGGAGGCACATCAATTTGTTAGAACCAAGATCACACTCGTCAAGAAGTAAAGTGCAACCGCGTTCCATTGCCTCAATTACTGGGCCGGGCACGAACTTAGTTTCGCCATTTACTAGACGAAATCCACCGAGCAAATCATCTTCATCAGTTTCGATTGTGATGTTCACACGAATAAGTTCTTTTTTCATATCAGAGTGAATTTGTTCAATCATCAATGTTTTACCATTACCAGATAATCCGGTAACAAAAGAAGGATAAAACAGACCAGATTTAGTAATCTGCTTTAGTGTTTTGAAATGACCCCACGGCACGAAACCTTCAAAGGGAACAGGAACTAAATTTTGTTTTTCCATATTAGTTGCAATCAATGATACTGATGTTTGTTCAAGAACATCAGCAGATTTTCCATCTACAATAGTAGTTGGAGAACTTTCAGTCGGTAACTTAAATTTGTTATAACCAACTTTAAATTTTTTCTTAAACCAACCAGCCTTTGGAACACCAGCAGACTTAGACGCCTGAACCACTTCTTGGTTAGAAATAATTGAACCAGCGCCAAACATTTGGTTTGCTCGATCAATAAACTTTTGTTTTTGTGGTGTAAATACCATCATAATATACTCTCTCTATCTCAAATTTAAAAACTTTTTTTATCTTATGTAGCCATTATACTACACTTTTAATGTAATGTCAAGGGCTAAGCAATCATTTTTATGAAATTATTTAGCATTGGTCGAACACTTATCTTGTCTTTTGACATTTTACCAAATGCTTTTTTCAGTTGTGATTTGCTTGCACCGAATTCAACTTCAAGTTCTAATTCAGCATCTAGATCATTCAAGCCGGGCAAAAGATATAAACTATCGAATCCTAGACCTTTAGGAATAATCAAGCAGTTATCTTTTCTCAAAGTTTTCATTGCTTTCTTAATATATTCACAAGCAGCTGCGGTATCATATGATATATCCTGAGTCATATCTAAAACTGTAGATTTACTAACTCTACCATTAGTACCGCCAGCGACAAAGAAATTCACAACATTCATATCAGGCAGTCTTTTCTTTAGAAGTGATAACAACATTGTAGTTTGTAACTCTTGTCTTCCTGCACCTTTAAAATCACCACTCATTACTTTATTTCTAGTAACAGGATCAGTAATAATAGTTTGTTCAGCATTAGCACCTGAGTAATAACTGTAACCGTTCCCAAAGAATTGTTTTGACTGAAAGTCCTCACCATCTTGATTAGTTTTGAGAACATATTTGTGTGTCAATGAATTAGAAGCACCATCAGTCAAGAAAATAGTATTAACCTTTTGAACGCCAGATTGTTTTTGGAACATAGGAATTATGTCCATTGCAGCAATAATTGTAGAATTTAATGGAGTACTACATAAACTGAATCTGCTGGGTGAAGCGTAAGGATAACCATGTGTATCCCAATCAGAATGGCTCCATCTAGCAGCCATCATGTAAAGATTGTGCATCATTTTATTCTGGTCGGGTAAAGATAATTTACTTGAAAAGAACTGAAGAAGATTTAATTTTTCAACATCAATATCATCAGGTTTAAATTTTTGTATTTCTTCATATTTTCTGTCTTGAAGTTTTTCAAGAATATTTCCCCTGTCAGAAAAGGCAAAAACTTCAAATGGAATTTTTGTTCTATTACAAAACCAAATAATAGTATAAAGTTGATTCAGAGTACCAACTAAGTTTTTCGCCATAGAACCAGACCAATCAAGGAATAGAACCAAACCATGATTGGTGGCGCCAGGCAAAGTAGTAACTTTTGCAAATAAATCATCATTATACTTGTAAGTGTGTAACTTACTCATATCAAGAGTGCCTGTTTTTGAAGAAGAAGAACGCGCATAAAGATCAGCTGACTTTTTCATTTCAAACTCTTTAACCATATAGGATACAGTTTTCTTATTATCTTTTTTAACCTTTTCAAATTCAGCAAGTGTATAATCGTAATATAAATCACTACCAGACTCAATTCTTTGATTTGAATAGTGTTCATCAAATCCTTTTAGTATGTCTTTAGTCGGAACAATTATATTTTTAAGTATCAATTTTGGAGTATACGCATAACTAAATGTAGTTGTATCATCAGATAACATTTTATCAGCTATGCGTTTTGACGCAGTATCAGTAGTAGCAGTAATTATTATCTCTTTGTCAGAATTTTTACCACCCTGAGATTGATTTTTAGCAGTAACTTCTTCTTCAGAATCACCATCAGTTTCTTTTTCTTTGGGTTTATCTTCATTAGATTGAACCCCATTTTCTTTAGAAACCGCCTCAGATTTGTCAGAATCATTGTTTTTTTCATCTTCATCTTGTGACTCTGGGGTAGAGTCTTGCGTGTCCTCAGCCCCCTTCATATCGTCCTCAGAGGGTAGTTTAGACTGACTCTCTGGGGTGTTTTCTATATATTCAACTAGTTCTTTTGCAAGTGTAATTACATCATCAGCAGTTACCGTTTGATTTGCTTTTTTAACCCAAACATTTTCATTGTCAGAAAAAAGAACATTTGAATGATGTTTGTAGTGTAGATTGATTCTGTCGATAAGATTGAGTTCATCGACATTAAGTTCATTAGTTCCAAAGAAATTCATGGCGATCAGTTCTTTATAACCTTTTTTGAAAATACGAACTGAGCCGGGATATTTCTTTTGGACAGATTTTTCAATACGAACATCTTCAAGAACATTCACCACCGAAAAATCTAGGTTTTGTTTTTCTGAGTCTTTTATCAAAGATAATGGTGTGTCCAGAGCATGACCTACTTCATGTATAGTCATTAACTCTTGAATTGGTTTAGACATTTCCTTCCAGATTGGAAGCGAAAGTATTCTATTTTTAACATCAAAACATGCTGTTTTTTGGTTCATATGTTGAACCAAAATGTCTTCTTCAGCAAGTAGTTTTGCAATGGTGGATAAGTCTCTCATAACTCTTCTCTTTTTTTATTCTATGTTACCATTATACATGATATACAAAGCAAAGTCAAGGGCTTTTGAGATTTATTTTAAAATAAATTTGTGATTACTATCACAATTTCACATGAAATCCATAAGTGGTGAAGTTATTTTTATTCGTGATTCGCAAATCTTAAAGTATTCTTCGTCTTTTTCAATACCTATAAAATCAAACCCCTCGTCTTTTGCAGCCATTCCTGTAGAACCACTTCCCATAAATGGGTCAAGAACTGTACCACCTTTTGGTGTAACTAATCTACAAAGGTACTTCATTAACTCAACAGGCTTTACAGTTGGGTGTGTATTTAACCTCATTGAAACTTTGTTATGTTTAGTTCCATCACCTTGATTACCTTTCCATTCTAAATTACCTCTTTTTAATTCAGCCTTTGCTTGGTTTCCCCATGCCATAGGTTTTGCTTCAAAAGAATCTAATCCTTTATTTTTCTCTGCCTTTGATGTTTTTGGACAATAGAAGTATCTTG